ATTAATGTAGAGGCTGGAGGCACTAGCCTCGCTCAATCAGACATTAACAACGAAGCTATCCGTAGTATGATAGGAAAAGCAGACGGCGCACAAGCGTCTTTTAGCGAATATTACGGGGCTTCTTTACCGGAGGACTGGACAGTGTTAGTACCTTACGCACAGCCTACTATCAGCGGTTTTGCTATAAAAAACGGCAGTTACCGCTCTACATCAACAGCAAGCGATATAACTCTTACTTTGCCTTCAGGGACGTTTTGTTACTTGTTTAGTATTGGCGCTACTAGAACGCAGTCGTACTATGACAATTATATTACTGTATACCTAGACGGAGTTAATATGGGAGCCATTCTAAACGAGTGGCCCGGAAACCTTATAACAGGCGTTGACAATCAGGGCTACGGTCAAGAGTACTCTGACGCCAGTTCTAGAAATCGTGCTGTGCCTTACAACGGACCTCCTTTTAAAGTAGAAAGCACTATTCGTATTACTACAACAGGTAGCGGTCAAGACAGCAAATATATATACATGGTAGTACAGCCAGATTAAAGGCGTTGTAATGATGGTAGAAGACAACAGACTAGACAGAATTGAGCAGAAGCTAGACAAGCTGACTGAAGCGGTATCTCAAATTGCTCGTGTAGAAGAGCAGATGCTGTCTGTGTTCAAGCGTATGGATAGACATGAGAAGCGTCTAGACGAGCAAGAAGATGATATTCAACATCTAACAACTGAAGTACTAGCTAACTCTCACTCTGTCAAATCAGGAGAGCGTTTCTTTTGGATCGGTGTAGCAACGGCTGCATCAGCAATAGGATATTTATTAAGGTAACTTATAATGACTGACTATAGTAAAACAACTGACTTTACCGCAAAAGATACTGCTCCGATCACGGATTCTCAAAAGATTTTAAAAGGTAATGAATTTGACTTAGAGTTTAATAATATTGCTACTGCTATTTCTAGCAAGTTTGATAGTGCTTCAACCGTAGACATTAACGGCGGTGCTATTGACGGTACTACTATCGGATCTACAACTCCCTCTGATGGTACATTTTCATCTCTTACAGCTACTTCTTCTGGTACATTTACAGGCGTCACGGCCACGAGCCTTACGTCTACAGGTGATGTAACTGTAGATACTAGTGTTTTTAAGGTAGACACTACAAATGACAAAGTTGGCATAGGTACGGCGTCTCCAAGCGACACTCTTGAGGTAGCTAAGGCTCCCGTAATGGGCATAGGCAACGTAAGCCTTACGATTAATTCGGACGGACTTGCTACTACGGCTGATAGCATAAAGGTAAAATTTCAAGCAAATAGCTCTCAGCAAGGCTACGTAGGGTACAGACTGTCACAACTTCTAGGGTCTGGTACGGGGATTCATGCCGCATCTGGCTCTGCTTTTTTGGACGGGCCTACTATTGCTTTTTTGACAAGCTCTGCTGATATTCTCAATCCTGATGCTCAGGTAGACAGTAACGGTAATTTTATTTGTTTTAACGATTTTAGCGTAGGAGATGACACTTTTCGCGTAGACGCTGATGGTACTAAACCCAAACGCGTAGGAATACACAATACGTCTCCGTCTTACGATTTTCACATGAAAAGCCCGTCAACAACAACGGACCCTACACTAGCTATTGAGTCTACACGCCAAGCGCAAGATTCCAAAAACCCAAAATTAAGGTTTATTGGTGGCGCGTCAAACGCTACAATTTCCACAGGAGAAGGTGCATTAGGCGGTTTTACTTTAGTAAACGATGCTGCAGGAAGCATAGCACTAAAAAACAACGGTCAGTTAATAATGAAAAACGATGATGACGGTACTGAAAACACGATGACTCTTAAGGATAACACCCTTAACATCGCTAACATTCCTACGTCCTCTGCTGGCTTGTCTTCTGGAGACATCTGGAATGACTCTGGAACACTGAAGATAGTTACTTAATATGTGGCAGGCGCTCATATCGCCAATTACTAGCCTCCTCGGGCAAGTCCTTAAGAACAAGGCTGAAGAGAAGGCTGCTGTACACACAGCTAAGATGCAGGTAATACAGAACACTGCGTCTTGGGAACAGCTTATGGCGTCTGCCAGTGCAACATCGTGGAAGGACGAGTGGTTTACTTTGTTGCTCTCAGCGCCCGTGGTTGCGCTTATGTGGGGTATTGGGATGAATGACGTAGAGATTATAGACCGCATTGGTCTTGCCTTCAGCGAGCTTAACAGGCTTCCTGATTGGTATCAGTATTTGTTATTCATGGCAGTATCTGCATCATTTGGTATTCGTGGTGCTGACAAGTTGTTAGCACTAAAGGGGAAAAAGTAGATGGACGAAGAGTTAGACATACTTCAAGATACTACTCAAGAAGGTGCTTTGTTTACAGATACAACAGCACAAGCAGATTCTGAAGAGGTTGTTGATAACGCTCGTTACAATGACGAAGGCGAGCGTTTGTATTATTGGGTCGAGCCTAGTGAGCTTGGTGACGTAAGCGCATCTACTCCCGAAGGCGAGCTGCTTTCGGACACTGGAGGCTACTACACCGAAGCGGAGATCCGTGCGGCGTGGGACGCCGATGAAGGCATGGGCTACCTCAAGGAGCAGACGGACTGGGATAACTACTGGGGCTATCTAACGGAACGCCAAGACCTCATCGACGCTGGCGAGTTGTCTGACGGAGATTCCGTAGGCGCGGCCGGCCGAGCGGCCCGAGACGAAGCGATCAAAGGAGCCGGTGGGCTGAAGGCCTCCGGTGGCGCTAAGAGCGCTGGCGCTGGTACTCGCAAGCTGAACAGCGACGCGCGCAACGAGCAGTTCATGTCGATGATTAACAACCCCGTTCAGGTGGCGTTGATGGAGAAGTACGGTATACCTAACGACTTCCGGAACGATGACGGTGACGTTTTCCAGTGGAACGGTTCTAGCTACACTAAGACAGTTAAAGTTGATGGGCCTGATTGGGGTTTACTGATTGCTGCGGCAATGACAGGCTATATAATGGGCCCGCAGATTGCAGGTGCAGCAGGTTTTAGTGGGGGTTTTGCTGGTGGTGTCGCTTCTGGTGCTGCTGGATCTGTAATAACACAGGGCATTGCTACAGGTAGTGTAGATTTTGGTCAAGTAGCTATGGCAGGGGTGCTAGGCGGCATTGGTGGTTTCTTTGATGATCTACAAGCAGCAACTCCCGGCACATACGGTGGTTGGGTAGTTAACGGAGAGGTAGTAGGAACAGCAGGAACGTGGGGTATTGAAAAAGGGCAGTATCTTTCTGACCTTCTTAACATACCGCTAGACCAAGCTCTTGGTATTGTGGAAGGCGTACTAACAGGCGCTGTTTCCGGTGAAGATTTAGAAGGAATAGCTATTAATGCTGCTGGTGGTTGGGGAGAAGCCTACACTAACCAGTGGATTAAAGACACTCTTGCAGATCAAGGATTAGATGTAGACAACTTATTTAAAGAAGGTACTACGAACATTAGCACAGAGTCTTTGCAAGGATTAGTATCTGATGGGTTTGATGCCTTACTTGCTGGAGGCATGAGTGAAACTGATGCGTTACAAGCCATATACGGTTTCTTTGATGAAGGAGGTTCTTTAGACTTTTTGTTGCCGATGTTGCCAGAGTTGGGCTTTGAGGGAGATTTATTTGCTATACCTAATTTTTGCGAAAGTTTCCCAAAGTTGTGTAATATAAATATTCCTAACCCTTGTCCTGATGGGTTTATAGACAACGGTGATGGCAAGGGTTGTGTTGAGATTCCTGAAGTAAATATTCCTAACCCTTGTCCTGATGGATTTATAGACAATGGTGATGGCAAAGGTTGTGTTAAGATTCCTGAAGTAAGTACTAAATGTCCTGATGGTTGGGACAGAGATGAAGATGGTATCTGCATTGAACCTCCTGAGTTGTGTGGTGACGGTTTCTCTTGGGACCCACAATTAGGTGAGTGTATTGAAACTATAGGCGGGCCAGATATTTGTCCTGATGGATTTATAGACAATGGTGATGGCAAAGGTTGTGTTAAGATTCCTAAAATTACTTGTCCAGAAGGTTTTCGTAACGAGAACGGAAAGTGTTTAAAAATAGAAGGACCAAAAATAGAAGGACCAGATATAGACATTGATTTAAATTTTCCGGGCCTAAGTAGCGGCTTTAGTCCACCCACCTCACAACAAAAAACCGGAATGTTTACTGGGGATATTACAGCAGACGCTCAAGTAGTAAACAGGATTGACTTTCCTATTACAAACTACTTAAGCAAAGGTATTTTAAGCGGCGGCGCTTTTGAGGACTTTGTATAATGATTAAAATGATAAATGGTAAATGGCACCAAGAGATTACTCGGCCTGATGGCACTAAAGAGTTTATTGAAATGGGTGGCGAAACAGCCACAGCAATGCAGGAAAACTATTTAAAAGATAAAAGAGAGTTCGCCGCTGCAAACTATTGGGACCCTTCTAAAGACTACACTAATAGTTTTGGAAGTCTTTTTGGAGGTGTTAAAGATATGTATAACTATACGCCTTCTTTTGGTGCTGGCCCTAATCAGAGTTGGCAGGCGGCTCTTAGAGGACGTTTAGATAAGCGAGCGGGTGGTGACCTCACTGGACGTAGCCATTTTGAATCTCGTACTGGTACAACAGCATACGATTACCAAGAAAAGATGTACGCCCGTAACAACGCGATTGAAGAGATGTATCGACAGGGTTACGACATGGGTCAAATTACGGATCACGTTGAGGGCCGTGTCAACATCAATACCGTGGAACCTAGTTACAAAGATTACATTACAACACGAGAACAGTACGGTGACTCTGCTAACGACTACTTTAAAGTTCCTGACAACGTAGAAGAAATTCTAGGTGACAGACGCCGAGAGGGCATACAGAGTACTTATCAAACAATGGTAAACAATGTTAAGAGTTTGTTTAATGACCCTAGATTTCGTCAAGCAATAGGTAATTATTCACCTGTTAGCGATGAACCCGAGACTGAGCCTGAAAACCCGACTCGTAATTTAAGGGTTACTAAAGGACTCTTTGGGGATAGAATATGACATATTTAGATTTAGTCAATAATGTACTAAGGCGTATGCGTGAAGATGAAGTATCTAACGTAAACGAAACTACCTACAGTAAAATGGTAGGAGATTTTGTTAACGACGCTAAAACCTTTGTGGAGTCTGCTTGGGATTGGTCAGCCTTACGTTACACTATGACTATAACTACATCAGCAGGTGTCTTTAGTTATATTATGACCGGAAGTAACAACGCGCTCAAGGTTCTTCACGCTTACAACGATACGAGTGATTGGGACTTACAGTATCAAACTCCTATCTGGTTTGACCAGCAGTACATGATGCAAACCCCTCAGTCTGGTTCTCCGTCTTACTACGTGTTTAACGGAGTAGACTCTAACGGAGATACTCAGATTGATGTCTACCCTAAACCTGATGGAATATACACGTTAAACTTTAACTGTATCTTGCGTGGGCAGGTGACTGCTACAGATGGTTCAATTATTAGACCTAACATCCTAACTAATAACGCAGACAAGTTACTTATACCGCATCAGCCTGTGCTACACATGGCTATAGCTTTGTTGTCTAGAGAGCGTGGTGAAACAGGAGGCACATCTACACCTGAGTACTTTGCCATTGCTGACAAGTATTTATCTGACGCTATCGCTATGGACGCACAGAAGCATCCTGAAGAAACCATCTGGTACACTCCTTAAGGATTACGTATGGCACAGCCACTACAAAGTATTAATTTAGTAGCGCCGGGATTTAAAGGAATCAATACGGAAGATTCTCCTATTGCTCAAGATCCTTCTTTTGCTGAAATAGCAGAAAACACTGTCATTGATAAGAGTGGTCGTATAGCTGCGCGTAAAGGGTCTAGTGTAATTACTACTACTAAAACAGAATTAGGTGTTGACTATCTGCATAAGATTCATTTTTATTACAGTTCAGCAGGTTCTGCTAGTGAAACAGTCTTAAGCACAGGCAACAACAAGATACTGTCAGGGGACACAACCTTATCTGATGTTTCAGTTCTGGTGGGCACTGGTCAAAGTGCGCCATATCAAATTACAGATAACAACTGGAAGATTGTAAACTTTAACGACAAGGCTTACTTTTTTCAACGTGGTTACGATCCTTTGATATACGACTACAACGGAGGAAGTCCTGAATTAAAAACACTTCAAAGAGTTAACAACGATATCAACTCAGATGCTGTGGTTACACCTGATATTCTTAAGTGCCACGAAGCTCTAGCCGCTTATGGCAGACTGTGGATTGCTGATAGTTCAGTCGATAACCAAGTAGTTTACTGGTCTGACTTGTTAATAGGCAACGACTTTACAGGCGGTACTAGTGGTTCTATAAATGTAGCTAAGGTGTGGCCTGATGGTCACGATGAGGTTAAAGCAGTAGCTGCACACAACGATATGCTTATTATTTTTGGAGAGCACAGTATTGTAATATACGGAGGGGCTTCAGACCCCTCTACTATGGCTCTTGTTGACACTGTATCAGGTGTTGGCTGCATTTGTAGAAACTCTGTTCAGTCTATAGGTACTGATGTGTTGTTTATGTCAGACGATGGGCTGAGAAGTTTTGGTAGGACAGTACAAGAAAAGTCTCTACCTATTTCAGACTTAAGTGCTAATGTTAAAACAGACATTATAAGTTCTATATCGGTTAGGACAGGGCCAACAGCGTCAGTGTACAGTCCTGAGAATACTTTTTACTTAATTTCTTTTCCTGACCAAAATCTTGTTTACTGCTTTGACCTTAAAACTCGTTTAGAAAACAATTCATACAGGGTGACAACGTGGACAGGTGAGTTCTTTAAAAGTTTTGAACGAAAAACTGACGGTACTCTGCTTATGGGATCAACCGCAGGTGTCAGCGAATACAAAGATTACTCAGACAACGGCGCAGCTTATCGGTTTAAGTACTACAGCCCTGCGCTAGCTTTTGGTGATGCGTCTAAATTTAAGTTACTAAAGAAAATAAACCCCACTATTATTGGCGGTAGTACATCTACTGTGTTTTTAAAGTGGGGCTATGATTTTAGCGATGTATACAACTCTATTACTCTTGAGGTTACTGAGAGTGTACCTGCATACTATGGGGTTGCTCTCTACGGGACATCTCCAGATAGCGGAGGAACCGCTTTTACAGAGGCTCAGTATACTGGAGGAACAGAGGTATCACGCCCTAGAGTAAACGGTACAGGATATGGAACGTTAGTAACCGTAGGACTAGAAGCTGACATTGGTGGTTCTGAACTATCTTTGCAGGAAATTAACGTATTAGCATTAATAGGCAGAACAGTATGATTATGAAAATAAAGGGAGTTAACTAATGGGTATTTTATCTGATCTATTAGGAGGCGTTGGGAGAGATATATACGGGGAAATACCGCAAGAAATTAAAGACCTGTATACAGATCCATTACCCCAGCTAACGGCTCCTGACGTAACGTTTCAACCGTTTACCGTAACGGGTTCTGCTGGTTCTACAACTGCTGGGCCTGACGGAACAACGTATAATCTTAGTCCTGAACAGCAGGCGATGCAGCAGCAACTCTTTGGGGGTGCTTCTAACTTCTTTAGTCAGGCTATGCAAGACCCTGCACAGAGAGAGCAGGCTGTGTTTGATCGTATGATGACTGCTATGAGTCCGTCTCAAGAAAGAGAGAGACTAGCTCTAGAAAACCGCTTGGCTTCACAGGGACGTTTAGGCGTACAGACCAGCCAGTTTGGCGGTACTCCTGAAGGACTAGCGCTAGCTAAAGCACAGGAAGAACAGCGGTACACAGCTATGCTAGGCGCTATGCAGCAGGCACAGGCTGAACAGCAACAACAGGCTGGGTTGGGTGGTATGTTCTTAGGACAGAGTTACGCTCCTATGCAGGCTTTGTTGACTGAGTTTTCACCGGGACTACAGACGGCTACACTGGCTGACGTAGCCCGTAGACAGCAAGGTGAGTTCGACTATGAGGCTCAGTTAGCTAATATGGAAGGCGAGCTAGGACAACGACAGGCTCTAGGTAACCTCTTTACTAGTTCTATGTCAGGTGCTGGTGATCTCTTAGGTAGTATTATAGGTGGTGCTGGTGGGCTGCTTGGCAGTGCAATAGGTAATTGGGAAGATATATTTAAATAAGGAGTACTAAAAATGCCTAGGCAATCAAGAATAGCAGACATTTTAATGGCTGGCAGTAGACAGCAAGCACAGATGATGAACCAAGCATACGGTGGGTTAGCCCAAGGTGTGCAGGGTTTGTTTACAGGTGTGGAACAGGGTCTAGAAAGTAGACGCAGAGGACGAGAAGAGGAAGCTCTAAAGCAGAGGCAAGCACAAATGGCTGGCTTAGAGGCCGCTGGTGTAGCTGCTACAGAAAAAGCACAAGCCCAGAGAGAAGAGTTAATCCTCAGGAGAGCTATTGAAGTCGCGACAGCAACTAACGACACCGCTGCTCTACAAGCTCTGCAAGTTAAGGCTTTAGATCCTAGGGAGTATCTATCTTCCTTGGCTACGAAAAGTGACGCAAAGACTTTTAATGTTCCTGCTGGCGGGTCGCTTGTTAGCTCTACTGGTGAGGTATTATACGAGCGTCCGTTTAAACCGGAGTCCGGACCAAAGCAAGGCATTAAAACTGTGGAACGAGATGATGGGTCTATCGTTGTTTTAGACGATGCCTCAGGCGATGTTATCAGTACTATACCACCTCCCGGTAAAGGCGAGGGTGACAGGGACGCCGCTTTGAATCTTATCGCGCAGACCACCAGCTTCATCCAAGACGTTGATGCGTTGATGGGTCCCGGTTTTACAGAGGCGGGTTTTATAGGTGGGGTGTCCTCAATGGTTCCCGGTACTCCTGCATACGACAGAGAAAAAGAACTTTTGTCTATCAGGGCTAGACTTGGCTTTGACCAGATCAACGAAATGAAGCGTCTAGCGGCTGAATCAGGAGCCTCTGGTACTGGCTTAGGACAAATTTCTAACATTGAATTTATGTCCCTGCAGTCTACCATTGATGCTATTTACACAGGTATGTCAGGGGAAGCGCAGGACAAAGCACTAGCAGCAATCAAGAAGCACCTGCTGAATGTACAGAAGCTGGCCTCTGGTGTTGCCCCTGCTGACGCTATTGAGTGGGATAAGCCTGAGTACAAAGCTGTTGGCTACCACAAGGACCCTGAGACGGGCGCGGTGTTTTACGCACCTGACGGACCTAACGGGACTATATACAAACTCGTAGATGGTAAGTTTGTCAAAACAGGAGCTTAACTAAATGTCTCTTGCAGAAGATATGGAAGCATTTGATAGAGCCTTTGGCGTACCCGCTCAAGGCGAACCTCTGGTGTCCGAAGAACAAAAGAAAGAAATGGTGATTGATGATGAATCAGCGTTTCAACGGGCACTTGAGACTGACGCAGTAGACGTATATAACTCTGATGTAGAGACAGAGGAATCGTCCCTGTGGAACAGGTTTTTCTCTGAGCCTTATCAGAGAGGAATCGAACAACAAGCCCAGACTATGCAGAGGTTAAGCCAGAGCCAACAGGCAGGAACTATGGCTGGGATTACAGCCGCCATGAGCGATCCTGAGGTACTAAAGGAGCAGTACCGTCAGTCTACTAACTTGCCCTCTGTTTTACTGCAAACGGTCACTACTCCGCTTAGGGTGGTTTTTGACTCTGCCTCTGAAATGGTTATGTTTGGTGCAGAGAAGGGCGTAGGTATGCTCCCTGAGGGACTCAAGGAAGGGGCCGCAGAGCAGTTTCAGGCACTGATGCAGACAAAGGGTGGTCAGATGGCTTGGAACGCCGCAGGACAAGGCATGGAAGCGTGGGAGGAGTTCCAGAAAAACTACCCTAACGAAGCGGCTAACCTTGTCGCTATCATGGACTTAGGTTTTACTACAGGAACAGGGCCTCTTATTAAGCAAAAAGTAGTGCCTAAGAAGCTAGAGCGTATCGGTATGCGTAACGAAGCGTTGCCTCTGAAGGGTGGTGACGATGACGTTTACAATATCCTGTTTGTTGGTGACAAAAAAACTCCTGAGCAGGTAAGGCTAACTGAAGACCCGAAAGGAATCAGGGGTGTTCAGGAGCAGATTGCTACGCCAGAGCAGGTTGAGATTATCGACATAGCTAAGTCTGCAGGAGTGTCTGGTAACAAAACTCTACAGGCGAACCACAACACGTTTCAGAAGTACTACGATGATTTAGAAGCCAGCCTAATGAAGATGCTGGCAAAGAACGAAAAGAACATTGATAGAATCGAAATTGACAATAACCTCAGAGTCAACGTAAAGGCTATGTTTGATGAGATGGTTGTTTCTAACCCTAAAATTATGTCTAGCAAAGAGGCTCAAAAACAGGTAGCTGAGTTATACAGAGAGTTTCTGGCTATTTTAAATGAGCAGGGCAGGTCTTTGCAGGGCCTGAGAGTAGCTAGAAGTATGTTTGATGACCGCGCACAACGCATGGGTTACGATTTATCTGGAGATAGATTAGACATACAAAACTTAGCTGCTATGGCTGTACGCAAAGGAGTCAACCAAACCGTCTTTGATGTAGTGCCTGAGGCAGAAACTATCTTTTCTAAAATGTCAAAGATTATACCCTCTCTTGGCGCTTTGAACGCTAAGGCGGCTACGGAAGCTAAGACACGCTTTGGTCGTTTCATTAATTCATTAGGTCTTCAAAAGTACGCTGGGAGCACAGCACTCGGTGTCGCCAGCAACGCCATATACGTATTAGGCGGCACAGCAATAGTAGGGCCTTACGCTTTTATTAAAAACCAGCTAAGGCGTCCCGGCCCCGCGAAAGTTAGAGCTAAACTAGCGTACATCAAGCGTGACATGATTGGAGAAATTAAAAAAGCAATCAAGGCTACGCAAGATCCAGTGGAACGTAGTATGCTACAGCGGGACAGCAAAGAGATTTACACGTATCTCAACGCTGTGTTCAAGCAGATTGAGTCTGAGCTAGAGCAGGAAGAAACTGAATGAAGTGGTTAGAGAAACTTGCTAATAACTTTGCTAGGTCACTTGAGGCTGAATCGCAGGCATATCAGTCTGGGTTTAGTGCTATAGGTGAAGCTCTGGATATTGCGTCAGAAGCAGAGCTGCGTCCTATGCGTTCTGCTTTGGGTGACAGCCCAGAAGAATTTACCACGGAGGATGTTATTGTGCCTAGGGCAAGCGTCCTTGGCATGAACATGAGCAACCCTCAAGAGGAAATGCCTAATCAGCGCATCCCTAAAGAGTTAGTAAACGCTGGTTTTGACACGTTTTTCGCCCCCTCAAACGCCCTAGGTGTGGGACTTGTAGCAAAAGGAGCAAACAAGGTTCGTCAGGCCACCCAAGATGCTATAGAGTACTTTGGACCTGCGGCTGGAAGAGGCGGTCCTATAGCGTCCATGCCTAATTACATTGATAATTATTACGGCCCCACTCCTCCCAACCCAGATAAACCTATTAGATCAGCAATAGGGACAGGAACAGATAAAGTAGTTTCCGCTATACCGGGAGTTACCCCTGAAAAGGTTAGGGCGACACGACAAAAAGTATTGGGGATGTTTAATTGGGGCAGAAGGTCTGTTACTGAGGGTATAGAATATCTTTTAGATCCACAAGCTAGAGCGACATACAAAGAAATGGGCATAACACCCGGATCACAAAGACACGTATCTAGGGCTTTGGCTGATGACGCAATACACAAAGCAACAGCACAGGTTCAATACACATCTCACATCGGCAGACAAGCAGGTAGGGAAGGTCCGATAGCCCAAGAAGTTCAAACAATAATGGAAAAATCAGGCGTAACCGACTACTTTGCCTATACGAACGGATCTTACGCCGCTGCTATCAAACAGGGTAAACTATATCCTACTAGTGGTGGGCGTAAGTCAAACATGAGTGCTGATGATTTGGCATACATTGAAGACCACTTTGGAACCGTCTGGAGAACTCCCGACCCTAAAGGAAACAGGGTAAAATTTAAAGACGATGAAGGGACTATACTGATGGTCAAGGCTCCTGGCATCGGCACAAAAACAGGTGACCACTACAACGATATTATACAAGCTGGGGGCTACGTAGGAGATTTATACAAAGCCTTTACAAAATATGACGGCAAACCTTCAGTAGAACAGCTTTGGAAAGAGCTTAAAAAAGCATCTGATAAAAACGTAGAGTTTAATGCCTTACCTAAAGGTGAAAGAAATGGAAAAACTAGGTGGACGTTAAAAGATGGTAGCAGTACACTGGAAGGCGCTAAAGAAAACGGCATCTGGATAACTAACTCAAAAGCGGGCAGGGCATATACAGAGGGCGGTATTAATTATATAGTTAAAGTACAGCCCAACGGTAATATATTTGCCGTAATGTCAGACGAGCATAATTTTTTAGAAAGTATACCAGCAAAAATTGACGAGGGTGTTAGGCGCGTCACTGGTAGAGAAGAAGGTGCGAGTTTAATTTCTCAGTTTGAAGAGGTCTTGCCGCACAGGTTGGTTGCTGTTACTCCTCCAATGCAGGCTAACATATTTAATTTAAGAAAGCAGCTTAGAACAGAAGGACCACAAATCAGTAACGTAACAACCGGAGAAGGCGCAGTCAGCCGCAGTGATCTAGAAGCCTTTGCAGGAGCTAGGCCAAGCGAAAGAGGGATGTTGATAGAACAACAGAGAAACAGAGGCGCTGCTGAAGTACTGGGCGGTGTCGGGATGCTAACCGGAGGAAACCGTGAAGAAGAACGACGATAAGCACACAGTAGAGTACACATCTATCGACTACCACAGCATGTGCCAGAAGTCAAAAGACCGTATCAAGAAGATGCAGGCTGAAGGAATACCTACGTCCCATGACCCTAAAGAGAAGCCAGAGGACGTAGGCAGTAACGACAGAGGTTACTCTATCTTCTTTATGTCATAACTCGCAGTTGTTACCTGTGCAGGCCAGTTGCTGTGACCCTTCAGTCATATCGCTGGCCTCTTCAATATCCCACGATATTTCTGTAGGGAAACCCTTCTTAAGTTCTTTCAAGGTAGCCTTATCCACAGGTTCATATGGGGCCTGCTGGTACGTGTGATCTGAATAAGGTAGGAAGGAAATTCCAGACACCTTATCAAACTTGTTGTACAGCCACTGCCCCACCTCAAGGAACTCATCATCGCGGTAGTAGCAGGTCATGGATGGCTTATGCTCACACCAGTAGTCCTGATATATCTCCCATAACTCTAGCTGCTCCATAGCACCCATGTCTGAGGCTGTCACAGCGCCCTCAGGAGACGCTACAGGGAAGCTGAATACCCTAGTACTGGGTGACATTAGATCGTCCTCCACAGGGACACCAGCGGCCTCTAGGACAGAGCAAAGTGGGTCACGAGAGTCTGCACGAACCCGCCGAATATATTGACTGCTATACCTAGGATGGATGCCACTAGCACTATCGACCAACTGACTAACAGTGCCAGAAGGCTTAACTGCAGTAATTGCTGTAGACGGATTAATACCCAGCTTTTTAGCCCACTGCTCATTAGTGACGATAGCCTCATTACGCATCTCCATTAACCATCTCTTTAGCTTGCTCTTGTCTTGACGCCCAGACAGCAGAGGGTGATCCATGATGCCCGTCAGTGACACGCCTAGCAGTGCCTCCTCTTGCGTGTTAGTCTTCCAGATGTTACGCAGGTATCGGAAGTCTGTCAGGGTAGCTTGTAGAGTTCCAAGTATTGTCGCAACACGTACTTTCCGTTTGAGGCTTGCGAGTGTATCGTCTGGCCTGACAACAACCTCTGATAAGTTGCAGAATTGATAGGGTCTGAGGATGATTTCGCTACACGGATTAGTTCCAAAATCAAAGGTAGCATCTCGTCTGCCGTTTTTTTCAGCTTGCTTTTGACTTGCCACTCGGCTAAAGACACCTCGTTCACCAGATCGTGATTCATATAGACTTGTCCACTCGTTTAAGAACGCCTCAAAGTCAGGCTTCTCTGTGTAACAGGCTGAGTTATTAGACAGCCCACGTTGAGGGTTATCTACCCACCATTGTCCTGACTTGGCTCGTCTGATTCTATCGTCTGTGAGGTTAGAGA